CCAAAAATAGGTTTTTTATTATTTTTTTTACACTCTTTATTAAAAGGTACATGTCCCCACGTGCCACTAAAATCCGTTATACTTACATAGTCCTCTGTGCAGTTTTCAACTATTTTTTGTATAGACCCATAAGCAATACGGAACGAATATTCTGTGCGTGTTTTTAAATTAATCACTTTTAAAAGTGTCCTTCTTTTTTATACCACTTTATAACTTCTACCATAGCTAAAACATCATTTATAGACCTATGCGCATTAGTGTGTTCTTTGCCTGTAACTTCGTGATAAATGTCTATTAGTTTACGTTTTTTACCCCAAACACTTTCCCCAATCTCAATAGTGCACACATGATTAAATGGCCAAGGAAACATAGTCATTTTGTCAGCACGTTGTAACTCAAACCGTAAAATTTTACGGTCAAACGGTAAATTGTGTGCCACTAAAGTTTTTTCTCCTACAAAAAATTCACACAACTTTTTATAGTGAGCAATGAAAGGTTTTGCCTCTTTTAACATGTCGTCAGTAATGCCTGTGATTTTAGTTATTTTTGGTTCTAAAATTTGATTTGGGTTTACAAAAAACTCTAATCTGTCGACTTCCTTCAAACTTTCATCATCTAACTTAACAGCGCCAAACTCTATTATTTTAGGTTGCTCGTCTAAGTTACTGCCCTCTGCTTTTGGTAAGCCAGTGGTTTCTAAATCAAACGCAATCATAACTTAATCCCTTTCCTTTTTATTTTTTTGTTCAAGTAAAATTTGTTCTTCTACAGTTTGAGCCATAAAAGAGTAAACACCTAAGTCGTGTAAAGAGTCTGCTGTATGGTATTTGTTTTCCCAAGAATTAGCATACCTAATTATTTTACTAACTATCATATTTAACAAACCCATACGCACAAAGTCCTCTTCAGTTTTTAAACTTAAACCATCAGGAAACAAAACTTTCATAACATCCCCATATTGAACAAAAGACGTTTTGTAACCTTTGTTTTTGGTTTTAAAAGTTTTTAGTGCTTTGTTAATATTTTTTTGTATGTCTTTGTTTACGTTTTTAAATAATTTTTTATCCATATAATTTAATGCCTCAATAAAAATAGTTTAATTTTATTTTTTATGTTTTGTAAACTGACTGATAAAGGGTGTACAGATTTTTGTTCGTGACTATTTAACAAATAGTAAACTTCTTTTAACATATCGTAACTTTCAGAATATTCTAAAAGTTGTTTGAGTTTTTGTTTAGTTGTCACATCGCAGTCAAAAATCCTAGCAATTTTTTTACCGTCTAACGTTATGTCGTTGCGTTCAATTTTTAACACTGCTAAACATATCCTCTAAAGCAAAACAAGTAACACCTACACGTCGCCACATAGTAACACAACTTTCACGATCCTCTAAAGCAAACCAAATATTTTTATTTTTTAAATGTTCATAAAAAATTTTTTGCTTAATTAAATAATCTGCATCCTGGTCACCATTTTCCCTCATATAAATTTCATCAAAAGGCACATTGTTCAACTGTAGCCAACGTTCAGTTCTAGACCTTACTTTTTGTTCTCTAGCAGTTACAATAATTATTTTAACATACTCAGGGTCTGACCATTTTAAACTTCTAACTACACTACAAACATTTTCAATAGGTAAATCTTCATGGCACAAAGAGTTAAACTCATCATACTTTTTTTCTAGTAAAAGTTTAGCCCTATGTTTACTGTCACAAAGTGTACCATCCAAATCACAAACTATATACTTAACTAAACTATCCACTCAGGTTTACCTCTGCCTTTCCACGTGCTTAAATTACCGTTTTTATCAGTTAACTTTTCCCCAATGTAGTATGCCCTATAACAATCAACAGGATTTTCAATGTCCATATATTTTTTAATTTTACCAACTGCCTTAGCAAACGGAGTTAAACCTTTACTAACACTTAAACCATCAGGAATATCACACAAAATAGGATACAGCTTTTTAAAACTACCATGCACTTTACCGTAAACTTTAAAAAACATTTTACTTATTGCTTCAAAATGTTGCAAAGTCCAAAAGTAATTTTGGGCAGACTCCATTACCCATTGTGTGCAAGGATGATTAACAAAACAAGGTTTATACAAATTAGGATGAGGATTGCTGTGTTTAAAATGATGACAAGTAGAAAGCATTTGACTTGTTTCTAGTGGCATTTTAAGTATATGCTTATCGTGTAAGTAACTTGCTGCTATATATGGGTCGTCATGAACGGTAAAAATATTCATATTAGTTTATTCCTTTCTCAATGTATTTTAGTCTTTGGGATAAGTTTTTTTCAGTTAGCTGTACTTCTAAAAGTCCTTGTTTACTGCAAAACAAAACCCAATAATTTTCTTTAAATATATTACTATACTTTTTGGTAACTTTTAAAGTTTTTTGTTGCATTGCTTTTTTGATTCTGCCAAAATTTATATCTTGTTCCAAAATTAGTTTTTCCTTTCTCAGTGCTTTGTGCCATTTGTTCTAGAAACAAACAAGTTAGTGAAAGTTTCTGCTGTTTCAAATATTTGTTCTGCGTTGTCTTGTAAAAAATTTAAATCTTTACCATCATTACACATACCATTAATAATCAAAACTGCAAAAAGTAAATCTAACTCTTTTTCATCATCCATAATTAATACACTCTTTTTTTTATTTGTTTAAAGGTTTGGCCATGCTTGGTGCTGCCCACTCTGTTGGTGTTAAAAAAGGTTTTGCCCAAGGGTGAACATTAACAACACAGTTTACCATTTGTTTAAAAACTTCTTGATATTCTCCTTGGGCTCTTGGACTAAGTCTACTTTTAGCCATTTCATGCAAAGTCCTCAGGTTAAACTTAGCAACTATATTAGTATGAATATTAGTAGGTAAAACACCTCTAGCATCCTCTGCAGGCATACCTGAGTCTAACAGTTGCTGGTAGTAGGTATTTATAGAACTCATAGCTTGTTTATAAATAGCTAGTGCGTCTTTGTTATTTTTAACCCTGTCAGGTATAGAGTAACCAAACCCTTCCATTTTAACAGTACGTTGAGACTGTTGTGCGTAAGAGCCTTGTCTTGTGCGTACAAACTGATGAGTGAAACCTCTACTTACATCCCTTATGTCAAAAGTGTAATCAACAAACTCCCAAGAACTTTTTATTGTTTTAAGCATGTAGTCGAGTTCTGCTTGTTTTTGTTCCCACTCCCATTTACTTATTTTTTCATAAGCATCCTCATCGTTCATCAGTCTAGTGTTTTTTGTAAACAGTAAAACATTAACTGCGTCACTGGTGTAAGAGATTAGTTTAACTTTCATTGATTATTTCCTTTCTTAGTCGATTGTAATTAGGACTGTCGCACTCTATAAACTTTTCAACTATACTAATATCTTTCACTACGTCGTCTAAAAGTATTTGTCGCCAAGTTGCAAACCGTCCAACTGAATAAATGTTATAGTCTGTTGTCATTTTGTAAATAAACTCTTTACGCAGGTCTTCGTCTATAGGTAATATTTTACCGTATTCTTGAAAAGAGTTTTCTATGTTAAAAAGTTTATTAGGTCTAAAACCAAAACAATCCTGTAAAGTAGTAAAAATATGTTCACCAGCATTGGTGGTTGGTTCTGTTATGTGTTCTGAAATAACAACATCCCCAATTATAGAAACTCTATAACAAGACTGTAAAGGGTCTGGAAAGTAAATAGTTTGATAAACGTTACAGTCGTCTGGGTCAATTATTCTTGCTCTTTGTGTCCATATTTTTTGTTTAGGAAACTTTGGCACTTCTTTCCAGTCAACTAGTTTCATTAAAACTGGCATGGGCATGGTGCTTACAATAGGCAAGTGAGAGTCTAAAAATAAGTTTTCAGTTTTAAAAGCTGAGTTGTAAATAATTTTACACCCATTTGCCATTTGTGGTATTAAGTTAAGTGGTGCTATGAAACGTTCTGAGTTTTGTAAATTGTTTATTGAACGAGGTAACAGTGAGCCTGTTACTTTTTGAGAATACATGTTGCTGAAAAATAAACTTGGTTGGTTGTAAACTTTACCACCGTAAAAAATTGCCTTTTGTACTTTTACTTTTTTAAAAGGTATTGCACAAGCAGTGCCAACTTTGTCAGTTCTAAACCTAAGTAAAGCAGAATGATTGTTAGGTAAACTAGGTTTTGCTTCATGTATTTCAGGGTTAAAACGTCTAAGCATATTTGCACATAGTAACCCTGCCAAACCTGCACCGTAAATTTTAATCATCTACTTTTCCTCCATTTTGTAATTTCTTCAATTAAGTCTTTCAACTCTTCGTTATTGTCTTCAAACTTATAATTTAACCTAGTTAATCTATCAGAAAAATCATAAACTTTAAACACATCATTTTTTTCTAAAGCCATTTTACCACTTATTTTTTCAAAGTCTTTAACAACATTTTTCATTATTTTATCAGTTTTTTTATTAAGTTGTTGTACTTGGTTTTGTACACTTTTTAACCTTACTTCAATAGAGGCAACAGTTAAACTTAGTTGCTTTTGACTCATAGTCATTTAGTTAACCCTTTAACTCGTCTAATTTTATTTAAAACTTTAAAACGTTTTAAGTAAGACTTTTTTAAGTCAATTAAATTTTTAGCTAACACATAGTTTACTTCAGTTTCCTGAATTTTAATTTGTTTAAATTTACCCACTTTAGTTCCTTTCTCAAAAAAAAGTGGTAGGGGAGATTATTAATTTAAGGATTTAAAACCCCTACCATTATAAGTTATTTTATACTTACGTTTTTTTTAGCAATGTCCCAACGTAAATCTTTCAATCTACCACCTAACTGTAAAAACTTTTCTACAGTTAAACTTTCACTTTCATCATGGTCAATAATTATCTGCATAGATTTAAAACCTAAAGTGTTAGGTCTTCTAGGATTTTCATTAACCATTAAAATTATTTCATCTGTTTTTTTCAGCATACTATCGTCACCTTGCCTTTCGTGTTTTGAATTGTTGTTGTTATTGCCACAACTACCAACCAAAAGTTCTTCAGTTGTAATTTGTGTAAATTTATTAGTTACTGGGAACTTTAGTTTTAAAATAGGTTGAACAATGTGAAGTAGTTTCCATAGTTGCTCACTTGCAGTTTGACGGTTTTTATTTTTTAAAGGTGAACCAGAATAAAAACTCCAAACAGTTTCAATCTGTTCATCTGTTAAACTAGACTCACAAATATCTTGCGAGTTGCTAAAAAAGTAGAAACCTTTTTTAGTTTTATTACGTCTTTTTATTTCACTAGGTTTACACTGTTCGTCAGTTTGATACAGTGGCAACTTAATTTGCTTGTCTAATAAAAAACTCATTTTTTTCCTTTCTCAGTAACTATACTATAAATTATGCAGTATTTTTTTTAAAAAGTAAACACTTTAAATGTCAAAATACCTCAAACCTCTTGGACGCACTATGTATAGTGTGTTTCTAGTTCTAGTGACAGCTACATACCACACCCTGTTTTCTTCGTCTTTGCCTAAACTTTCCCAACTTTTACGACCCATGTCTGTTAGTAATACAACGTTGTCTGCCTCGCCACCTTTACTTTGATGTATGGTTGTTATTGTTATTTTAGGTACAGAGTTAAAGTTTTCTTTATTGCGTAAACAACTTCTTAAGTATTCTCGTTCGTCTGGTGGTATATTGCGTAACATAAACATCCAGTTTTTTAGTAAAACTTCTTTTGGTAAGTTGAAGTCTGTAACTGAGTAGTTTTCTTGGGAGGAAAGTTTAACATCAAAATCAAAAAACTTTATCAAATTTTTAGCATCATGAATTTTTAACACTTTGCCCTGTCGTAAACTTTCCCAAGATAAAATTGCTCTAGTTATATCAGAGTTCAAAGAACTTTTCCCATTGTAGGTGTAACCGTAACCTTGTTGACGGACACTTTGTTTTAAACGGTTAAGTAAGTATTTACTTCTGGCTAACAGCATCCAGCTTTGTGTACTGTTGTAAGCTATTTCCTGTTCAGAGGCAACATACTCTACTTTGCCTAGTTCTACACGTGGTGACCATGGTTTAACGTATCTGTTTTTTATACGTTCTACTATGTTTTTAGCTACCTTGTGAACGTTGCGAGGGATACGGTAAGATTGTGGTAAAATTTTACGATCACCTTTTAACGATAAAAACTTTTTAACATCAGCACCTGCCCAACTAAAAATAGCTTGATCGTCGTCTCCTGCAATATAAACTTCTTTAGCCAATGAAGAGCTTTTTATAGCTACTTTGTATTGTAAGGAGGATAAGTCTTGTGCTTCGTCAAAAATGCAAATCTCTACAGGCAGTTCAGAGTTGAAACTTTCTAACATGTCCGTAAAGTCGTACAAGCCATTTTGTTGTTTAAACTTTTTCAAACAATCACTATACTGTTTCACTGCATGGTAAGTTAAATCTGTAGTGTTTAAAATAGAGTGCTGAGTTTTTAAGTCTCTTAAACCCATACGTGCTAAACTGTCAGTCCTAGAGCATTTATCCCCTAAACCCTCACCTACATGCAAACCTAAATCCTCATCATAAATACCTTTAAAATCTATGCCTAAAGTTTTACCTAATTTTTTATAATGACTATTAGTCATAACTTCACTACGACTCAAACCTAACTCTTTAAATGCTAAACTGTGTAACGTTCTAAAGTAAGGAAACCTACTTTCATCATAACCAAACTTGCTAATTGCACGTTCTTGTGCTTCGTATGCAGCTTTACGAGTAAAGGCAAGGTAAGCAATTTTTTCAGGTTTAATCCCTCTAGCTAACGCACCCTCTACTATGTTTAAAAGAGTGGTGGTTTTGCCTGTTCCTGGAGGTCCAAGAATTATTTGAACATTACGCAACATAGCTTTTTTTTAAAAGTTTTCTTCTACTGAAGATGGTAAGTCTAGGTCGTCTGTTTCGTCGTAAAACTGAGGTGCTGGTACACTCCAAACCTTTACTGCTTTAGACTTAATTTTAAAAGACTTACGACCACCACCTAAATCCCTTAACCAACTCCAGACTTGATGTTGAGAGTTGTACCTAAAACGTCTACTTTCTAAAAATATAAACAGGTCTTCACTACGAAAGTAAACCCTTTGCTCGTCAGTACAGTGCCACGGTTTTGCGTTCATAATTTCGTCTTTGTGACGTGCTTGTACCTTGCCAGTTAAAAAAGAGTCTAATATTTTTTCAAATTGACCTTGAGGACTTGCATCGTCTGGATCTTGAATTATTTCTACACTATTTAAAAGTTCGTTTATACGGTTTTCCCAACGTTGTGCTGGCATAGTAGCTGGGCATTTGTTTAGTTTTTCTACACATATTTTTTGCAGTTGACGTTGGTCTAAAAGTTGTTGTGTTGTTAGTTCTATACGTTCACCTTGCATTTCAATGTACCAACGCACAGACTGTTTATTTTCAGTTTCATACTTAGTAATAGAGTCTATTTCTATGGCTAAACCGTTACCAACTCCACCAACCCCAAACTCCCTTTTAACACATTTACTTTTTTCACAATAATTGCAAATGGGTGGTTGTTTACAAGTGTAAGCATAAGTTTTTTTACTAACACTTTTTATTAATCCATTAACCTCCGCACTGGGCAAAGGTTTGTCTAAATGTTCATAGTTAAACTTCATTAGTTCCTCTTGCCAGTCGTCCTCGTTTTTTTTACGATAGTACACTCCTACGTTGAAAAGACTTATATTGCGACCACCCTCTGGAAAGCCCATAGTCATTATGTGTTGTAAGCATGGTGGACCATCTTTAAAATGTTCATTGAGTTTAGGTTGAAACTTTTCTAACTTTTCAAAAGTTGTACTCTTACTTTCAGCATAACTTAAAAACTGTTGTAAGTTTAATTTTTTACCGTTTTTAATTGCGTAACGTTCTGTGTTGTCACCATCCCAATAGCAAAGATTTATCCAGTTACCTCTGTCCATTTTGTTGGCTCGACTAATTTGTTTGGGGAAAATTTCTGCACCACCATAACCTAAACCTGCAGCAAACTCATTCAGCTTACTTACCATATCAATGGCAGGCAAAGCAGGGTTACAGAATAAATATAAATGAGCACCACCACTTTTACTTCTACATAAAATTAAAGGTGTGTTTTTTATTTTTTGTTCTAAGTTTTCTAAAGACTCGTTAAGTTTAACTTCACCTCGTATATCAATATCAATAACACCAAAATTACAACTATTGTCACTTTTTAGCATAATAATACCTAAAATATAGTCTTTACCGTTTAGGTGATCTAAAAAGTTGTTTAACTTAACTGGTTCACTTATGGTCAAAGCACGACCACTCATTTTACCATCTGCCTCTTTGTTTTTAACTTTGTACTGTCCATGGGCATGCTCATACCCATTAAACAGTTTCATAAACCTTTTTACATCAGTTTCATTTACAGGCATCTTTAAAATCCTTCATAACTTTACGGTATGTTGTGCAACTTTTACACTCCCAACGGTTATACTTTTTACGGTCTTTAGCTACATAAACCTTATACTCACCGTAAGTTTTACTTTTAAAAAGGTTACAGTTGGCACAATACATTTTAACATCAATACTATTTTTTTTCATAACACTAAGGGCAACTGTTACGTTG